AGTTCATCAAGAAAATCAGATAATTCACTATCTTCTAAATTATTGACTATTGGTTGAATTGTCTTAACCGCCATATTTATACCTCAATTCTGTATTTATACCAAGCATAGCCGTTTTTTTCGCAATATGCTTTGTATCTTTGTGTTAATTGTGCGATCTGGAATTTAAGTTGCTTAGCCGCAGCTTTATCACCTAACTCATTATACAACACGAGTTGTTTTTTCTTCAATCTTATTGTTCGTTCCATTTCACGGATCTTGTTCTCAATTTCTCTTTGTTGTTCAAGTTCTTCTTGTGAAAACTCTTTTGGAGCAACCGTTCCAGGTTTGTATGGAATAAGTCTATGCCTACAATTAAAACCGCAAATAATGTTGTTGTGTGAAACAGAAAAACTCCCACTTTTGCTTTTGTAAACAGTTTCAACATCCATAATATCAGGGAGCGAATAAACTTTATGCCCATCAACTGTGCCAACTAAAAAGCTGCTTTTGTCATAACGATATGTTTTAGCATTAACTTCTTTTTGTGGGTTTGACGCATGTCCATTAATAACAACGAGTGAACCTTGCCATACAGCACACCTTTTGCTTGCGTTTGGGTGCGAACTAATCCAAGCATATTGCACTCCTTCAACTCTTAAATTCTGTAAGTTTTGCATTTGGTTTTCATAGCGAACATCGAGTTCTGCTTTTTGCCATAGCAAGATTGGTTTCTTTCCTGGTTCTTGAGTCGTGATTGGTTCATTAGCAAGTCGATTCAATTCAAATTTAACTTGTTGTGGGTAATTTACAACATTTGGATAACCTTTTGCCTCGCTCCATAATTTCTTACTTTGAATTAAGTCAAGAGCTTCTTTTGGGTTTCTCACAAGTGGTGCTTTATACTCGCTTGGAATTGAACCAACCAACTTTTCTCTTACATCTTGGAAAGCATTGAGCGGATCATCGTAATACTTTTTAACAAACAAATTGCTCTTGATCTGTAATGCTCTCATATATTGTTCTCTGTCTTGTAGTTCAACAGGAACTTTTTTATCGACATCAGCTATAATTTGAGCAATGGATAATAACAATAAATATTTGCTTTTCCTAAATAAAAAAGCAGCGAAGATGAGTTCTTTTATCTTCGTTTCTGCTCTTTCAAAAATTGGTAAGAAAGTGCTTTGATATAGTGAATTTGTGTAAACATCCTTTAGAACAGGAGTTTTATATACTTGTTGTGCCATCTAAATCACCGTTTCCACCGCCAAGTTCTGTATCCATTGGTGCTTGCATTTGTGCCATCATCATTTTCATTTCTTGCTCTTGTGCTTTTTTGACTTGACCTTGAATTTCCTCTTCATCCATATCTGGATTAAGTTCACGAATAGCATCTTCTGTATCAATGAATCCTTCTTGACGTTTCTTTGTAACTCTATCAAGAATTCTATCTTTGTTAATTAAACTTGGTGACGCAAATTCAATGTGAATATTAGCGGTTTTTCCATAGTAATTAAGAGTTGTTTCCAATAATCTATCGAGTGGTTCAATAAAGTATGATCTGGTTAAATTAATGAATGAAATGGAAATATCATCTTCACTATCAATTTGAGTAGCTGTTTGTTGAACTTGTCCAACCGCAAGGAAAGAATTAAGAATTTTTGGACTCATTCCCCATTTGGTTGCGATATTCTTTAAACAGTTTTCTTTAATTAATTGCCACTCTTGAGCACGAGTTTCAAATTGTTCGACAATTGCTTTTTGGTCTTCTGGGTTAACGCCTTTCATTGTTTCAATTTTATCAGGCATACCTTGTAGCGGACTCTCTGGAATAAATGGAGGCATAACAGGAGTATTGACCGCATTTGCATCTCCAGGAATTGTTTGAGTTCCACTTGTAATTTCAATACTTGGATAACCATTAACATCTCCTAAAGAGAGATTTTTTGGTAAATAAACTGTGCCTTTACCATTATACATATCACGGAGCAAATAAGAACTTGCGAGTTCGTAGGTTATTAAATCATCTTGAATTGGAACAATCATTGATTGACCGAAGTTAGTTCCTGTAGGACAAGAAATATCGCCATCGCCATTTAAGAGTGGTTCAACACCTAAATTAATTAAACCTAATCTTTGTGGTTCGCCAATTCTTAAAGCACCATAATCATCCTTAATCAATTTTCTGATTTCTTCCGGAATTTCAGACCAACCAATTGTTTTCTTCATCATTGATCTGTTCGTTAAGTTTTGGAGTGATTGAGCACTTGCTCTGTGAACTACATATTCAACTGTTGGAATCAATGTGCCTTTTTTCTCTTTTGTAGCATAAGTTCCATCAGGGAGTTTTTCGATTTTACCTTCGCTTGGTCTCCAATATCTTTTTTCACAAATGTAGTAGTGGACATTGCCTTTTTTACCACGAGTATCTACATAAGAGCGGAGTAAGAATTCCGCTTCTTTAATTTCGCCTGTGAATGAAGAAAGGTAAACACAATTATCAAATCGCACACCTTCCCACCATAAATTACCATTTGCCTTTTTGTTAATCTTGATGAGCGATGTTCCAACGCCTAATGAATAACCAATCGCAGCTTTAACTGCTTTTTTAATATTTACTTTCTTTGCCCATTCACTTGTAAATTTAAGTGTTTCAAGAGCTGACGGATCATCTTTTGTCGTAACTCTAAAAATAAGTTTTTCGCCAACGATTTGTCTTGTTAAACCAGAAATTAAAGCACCAGCAATGTGGGTAGACATAATTCCTGTGCCTGGAGAGTGAATACTTGGAACATATCCATCTAACCATTGAACACTTGGTCTAATATATCTAAATGCGTAATCTTGGTAATAACCGGCAATCGCAGCAATAAAAAGAGAAGAGTTCGCAAACGAGTAAGTATCATTAACTACTTGAACTAATCCTGTTTGAAAAACACTAACACCTGCGTTTGGGACTACTGAATCCACAACCGAAACTTGCTTTTCTTCTGCCATAAGCGAATCTCCTCTAAATCAATTATGCTTTGTTATCTTCAGTTGATTCTGGTTCAACTGTTTGACCCTTCAATTGTTCACGGATCTTATTTTCTTTTTCAATTTTTTCGATAATTTCATCGGTTTTGCCAACGATGTCTTTAACACCTAAAAAGTCAGCGAGAACCATTAATAAACGAGTGATATCAATCAAACTTGTTAAACCTTGCTTGAGATAAATATTCTCTAATGTGCCTTGTCTAAACATCATTTGGTCTCTATTTCTTGGAGAGAGATAACGAATATCAAGTTCATTTTCTCCCATTTGGAATGTGCCATCTGTAATCTTGACAGGCATTTTGGCTTCTTCCACGATTTTGGCATAAAGTTCTTGTTGCTCTTTGTTTAAAACATGAGCCGCCTTTACTTTCATTTCATTCGCTTTTGCGATTCTATCGATATCTTCTTCCTTAATTCCCACATCGACATCTTCAATTTCAACTGTGCACTCGCCTGTTTCTTTAAGTTTTTTAACTTGCTCTTTTGTAAGAGTTATTGTTTCTTCGCTTTCTTCGGTAGCGACAACCTTTTCTTCTTCTTGTAACATTTGAATTACTCCTTTGTTGCTATTATATCACGAATTAGTTTAGTTTGTTTACCCATAATTTTCGCTATGTTGAAATATTGTATATTCTCTTGATTCTTAAACCAACTGATAATTCCATAAGTTGCGGCATCGCTAACATCGTTTGGAACAATCGGATCATAATTGTCTTGTTTCTCATTCCAAGTTAACATTTCCCATTGTTCTGCGAGCAAATTAACCTTTGTAGGCATCCATTTATTTTTAGTGTAAGATTTGTATCCACCGTAATCAATAATGATAATGTTGTTGTTGAGAATAGCACTTTGAACAGTTGAAACCATTTGTGGAACATTCTCTTTTACAACAGGATTAATTGAACATCTATCACTCAAGAAAAAGCGACATTCTGCAATTAGATCCGGAGCGGCACTATCAATAAACATCCAAACCGGAATTCTTCTCATTGTTGGGTGTGTTCTTGTTTCTCGTAATGTTCCCATTCTAAACATTCCTAACATATCTTCCATCCAATACACCAACAAGTTTTGAACAAGTTGATGATAACCAATAACACCATCGTTAATTGGATTGTGGTAGAAAATTGGTCCGATTACACTTTGTCCATTGTTAAGCAGAATAATTGGAACAAACGATGTGCAGTCACGGTTTACAGCTCCATCGCCACCTATTATACACGCCACAGGTCTAATATTACTTCTCTCTATAACTTGATTCCATTGGTCAATACTAATAACATGCTTATCCATTTTGAACATTGGATAAACAGAACCAAAGCCGCCTGTTCTATCGCCTAAATAGAACCATTTGTAATACTCATAATCTGTGATTTTTGTCTTTAATATTTCACGTAGGTCATAATCATTAATAAAAGGCAATATGTCTTTGTAGGTCAAATTGTAAACTCCCCAATCCGGATCAAATGTTTTCTCATCGATGAATTTAGAGAACCAATGACTCATTTGTGGTTTTGGATTTCCTAATATATATACACGAACATTCTCTCCATAGTGACGTCTTAAAGATGCAAGAGCTTCGTGTAAGTTTTGTTCATCCTTTAGTTCTTGTGTTTCTTCCAAAATAACCACTTTGATTTTGTGTTTTGGTTTAAAAGACTTGGTCCTGGAAGTGTTTGAACCACCATAACCAATAAAATAAATAGTTCCACCGTTTCCTCTTCTCTCTATTCTTAAAGGAGACTTTTTTAAGTGGAATTCTTCACTAATATTATCACCCATATCACGAATCGCTGCTTCAACTTCTGCATAGGATGAATCAGCTAATGATCCGTAACTAACACGAGCAACAACTACATCGTAATATGGATTTGCGAGCATTTCTAAAATGGCAATCTTGGCTGTATTGTTGGTTTTACCTCCAATTCGACCACCATAAAGAATATTATTGTTATACCCATCTTCCTGGATTTTCTTAAAGATAGCTGGCAAGCGAACAGTTATAGGCATTAAGCATTACCTTCTCCATTAATTGCTTTCTCAAGTTCTTCTTCCATTCGTTTGACTCGTTCTTCTGTTTCCTTTGATGTCGGATCAACATACTCAACACGAATTGGTGGGATAGCAATTTCTTTAGATTCTTCACTGCCTTTCAAATCGCTTGGTTTAGCAAAAAAGTCACCATAAGTTCTTTCCAGGAACCACATGGAGCCGCTTGCATTAATTCTACTACTTTTATCTGTGGAATCTTTTATTTTAATTAAGTGTTGGAGAGCAACTTTTGAGCGGATCCTGTCGCACTCGTGAATTACCTCATAACACTTATTTGCGAATTTTCTAAATTTAGAGTCGTTTTTATAAGCAAGGACAGATTCTGCAGTTGGTTCAATATATGTTCCAATTCCGGTTCTTTTTTGTGAAGCTATTGATTCACTCACATCACGAACTTGTTGTAATGAAACTCCGGAATGAAATTTGTTTTCCATACTTTCCAAATCTTCTTGGGATTCAGCTTGTTCAACTATACAAGCAACCGCTACCCAATAAAAGTAAGTCGACCTGGAAATTCCTGCAAATTGAAGAGCAAGTAAAAGCGGAGCACCACCTTTGAGAGCAGTGTATAAATCTTCTAATTGTTCATCGTTTGCTTTAAAAACATTTTTCTTCATCTGATTACTTCCCACTATTTTAGGATATCACGAAACATTTTCAAACACAAAAAAATCCGTTGAACATTTATGGAATGGAGGTATTTCAACGGATCAATCGCACAATCTTTTATTGTGCTTTGTAAGACATACTGCAATGAATATAAGTTATGTTTTTTAGAAAGGGATTTTTATATGCCTTACATAGAAATCAGGATGAACATTTTTCAATATCCTACATATATATTATTATATACTTACAAGAATAACAACTGTTTTTGAGTAAAAATAAAAGGAGAAAGGGATTGGAAAACTTAAAAGGAGTAATACAATCGTGGGAATACCTTTCTCCCATAAAAAATTGTATCAAACTCTAAAATATTTACAAGAATATAATAAAAATGATGAAAACAATACCGGATCAGCTTGTCTGAAATGGTATTAATATAATTAATAATGTGGTCAAAATTATTTCTTTCTTTTTTCTTTCTTTTTGATTTAATATCACATATTAAATCGTTCTATTTTTAAATCTTTACACATTTATATATTTATACATTTATACATTTACATATTTATATCTTTACTTTATTAGTAATCTTAAAGGATAAGTTGCCCACGCGTGCATGAGGCAAAAAATATCATCTTTCTTGTTGCATTGTGCAATAATATGATTTAATATATAGGTGCTTGGGAAGGAAAGGGAAAGCGATGAAGAAGAGAACTATTGAAGAATTACACGATAAAGAAATTGGGCATCGTAAGTTCGCAAAGGTTTGTGATTTACTCGTTGAGCAAGGTCACAAGGTTGAGAACATTGTCGAGTTTTACGAAAAGTTTAGGTTTGATGTCGATGGTTTTTGGTTTGAATATAGCAAGGAATGGAAAGCAAGTTCCAAGAACTATGTTGATTACTTACTCAATATGCTCAAAATGAAAAAGATTATGGCAAAAGAACCTACAAGGAGTTTTAGATTATGAAAGTAGATGTTGATGAAACAAAGATTTTGGGAGCAGTAGCTGTTCTTGAAAATTATCTTGATGGAGCATTAGCAGACTTTGAGGACGACCAAGTAGAAAATGTCGAGTTTCTTGAAGATTGCATATATGTTCATAGACTATTAGATTTGGTATTAACGCATGGATGGAAAGCACTCTCTGGCGATGAATACACCGAAAGGTTCAATAAGAAAA